CCACTGATACCAAGTAATCTTACAGCTCTTTCACTGTTAATGTCTTCTGCCTAACAAATGTTTCCGGCTTGGCAGGCACAACCTTTTCGGGTTGCGCTTTGGTGCGCCGCATAGGCCATTTGATTTGGTAATGCGACAGGCCGATGTTTACTCGCGCCTCATCGTGATTACCCATCAACTCTTTGATCGTGGCCTCAGCCTGATCTATGTCAGCCTCAGCTTGTTTCTTAGCTTCCTTGGCGGCGATGAGATCCTCAAACGCTGTGAGCGCATCCGGCTGATCGTTTAGATCCAACGGTTCTGCGTCAGGCTCTGCCTCTGGATAGGCGTGGTTGCCATCGTCTGATGATAGCACCGGGTACATATCGCCTGTCTTGCGGCGTTTCTCAAAGTTAATCACCGCATCAGTAATGCGCTTTTGCATGACCGCATCAGCTTCATAAACGAAGACACGCATCTCGATGCCCCGGTATAGGACACAGACAGCACCCCACTTGTAACCGCCACACATCATCTGCGCCTGTAGTTGCCACAGCCCACGGTGTGCGGCTGGCATCTCTTCGGGCATTGCGCTGGTGACCTTAGCCTCAAGGACGCCTATGGTGCTGATGTCTATCTCATCGCTGGTCATGCAATATATACCATTAGCGGCGTTTGTCTTGATTGTGCCGCTGGCAACGCCCAGCCCATCAAGGCTGGCGGCCAGCGGCAGATCAGGGTGGAACTCCGGCTTGGTGATATGGGTTTCATGATTGCGTAAGCCTAGACGTTTGGCGGCCTCGTTAAGGATGACATTCTCAAGGCGGTCACCCCATTCAGTGATCTCATTACCGTGAAACGTAGGCTCGAACTTATTGTGATCACGCTGGATCATTTCAGATAGCAACTCATTCTGCGTTGCGTAAGGCGACAGCCCCAGCAACACAGGTATGCGTGATGCTGATATCATATTATCTGGTGTTAGTTTACCGACCATTTTACAGTCTCCCATTTGTTAGATTTGGTTAGGTTTTCTTCGGCAGTGATTATCTGCAAATTCCAAGGAACGTGCAAGCCACACACATTCTCGCCTTGCAGTGGAACGATGTGATCAACGTGGTAAGCTATGCGACCAGCTTGTTGGTTCATTACCCTAGACTTTTGATAGATAGACATAATTGCTGGTCGCAAAGATAAGCATAAAGGCTTTATATTTTTGCCTCTGCGCTTTATGCCATTCGCTTTTTCATAAGCCCTTTGATAGTCTATTATTTTTTCTTTATTAGCTTTGTAATATTTTTTCTTATAGATACTTCGTTCTGCTTTGTTTTGCATTCTTTTCAGTTTAGAACACTCAACACAAGTTGAGGAACAGGAATATCGCAACGTGTGTCCATACTGGCAAGGCGCGCCGCAATATTTGTCACCAATTTTTTTATATTTTTGTCTACTTTTTTTGGTTAGCTCCCTATCACAGCTTTTGCAAACCTTTCTTTTTGTGCATCGCTCCGCGATATGACCGTGCTTACAAGGTTTGCCAGTAAAGTATCTAGCAAGGCCTTGCTCTTTCGCCTGTTGGCGTGTGATGATTTCCATTACATTCCCCCAAAATAAGCTATTGCGCCCCACCAAGTGAGCTGTGGGTTACCAGTGATATTGAGCCAGCCCATCACAAAGACGGCGCCAGCAAGATAAGCTATGAATTTAGCCATTGGACAATCTCCCTTTTGTTAAAGAATATGTGACGTTTTAGCGTCACCTCGCGCCACGGCAATGGCGAATTTTTTTTCCACCAACGATAAGCCTCAGCTTTGGTGGCGAAAAACATACTCGGTTCTTCGATTTGCCAGATAGTTGTTTGAGCATACATTATACTAGCTCCCGGTTGACTAGGTTACGCACAGAGGTGCTGTGCCACACACCGCCCATAGCAGACGGTATTCTTGCATCATTCAGAGTATCGGCAATTTTAGCAAACGACACGTTTGACTGACGTAATGTCTTGATGATGGGCATAGCCTCGACAGCAACAGTGGCTGTCTTGCCCCTGCGAGCTTCACCAGCGGCTTTACCGCCTGCGTGTGGGTTAGGACTGCCCAACTTGGTGCCACGGCGTTTAGCGGCGGCTAGGGCGTCCTTGGTGCGCTCACTGATGCGGCGCCCCTCGAACTCAGCAAAGACTGACATCATCTGCAACATTGTGCGATCTGCTTCCGGCATATCGGCGCAAGTGATTGGCACATTAGCTTCAAGCAAGTTGGCAATGAATGCCACGTTACGAGCCAGACGATCCAGCTTGGCGATTAATAAGGTGGCGCCTTCGCGCTTGGCGTGGGCTAATGCCTCAGCAAGTAATGGGCGGTCATTCTTTTTACCGCTCTCAGTCTCAACGTATTCCGCAATGATGTTGTCAGCGAAGGGCGCGACAGCTACACGCTGGGCATCTAAGCCAAGGCCGGATAGACCTTGGCGTTGAGTTGATTGACGAAAATAAGCGATGTAGGTGGTCATTATGCTACCGCCTGATGTTCATCGATAATAGCTTCAAGTTCTTTAATAAACTCTTCACTGCAACGCCCAACGTCCAAAACGTAGTCTACTACACCCTTACAATGATAGTCAGAAGTAAAGTCTTCTCCATCGTTGTTTGGGTCTTCTGCGTTAGTTTCGTATAAGTTGTCAATAAATGCTGAAACATCGTACGCCGCTTCATCCTCAAAATATCTATCCGTTGCAAAACTTCCCAGTTTGTCTATCAGCTTTATATTTGTCATATCAAATCTCCCTTTCACTTACTTAAATACAGCCAAAATACATAATGTTCAAGTAAAATATAGCCAAAAAACGAAAAAAAATGATGGGGTGCTTGCAACCCTATGTATTTCTATATAATTATTTTCAGACCAATCGGGAGATACATATGGTTAATTCCAGAGCCAAAGGCAGTCGCAACGAATTAAAGGTGGCGGCAGATCTATACGAAGCCTTGGGCATTAAGTTTGAAAGAATACTAGATCAGACTAGGCAGGCTGGGCTGGGTGATCTGCGCCCGGTCAGCGGTTCGTTTCCCTTTACGCTAGAGCTGAAGCATTACAAGGAAGGCGTTCAGGCACGACCCGAATGGTGGGATCAGGCCATCACTGCGGCGCAGTTGGCAGGCAACTACCCAGCGCTGTTGTATCGCTACAACCGCCAGCCAGTACGTTGCCGGATACCGTTACAGGCGGTCATAGATATGCCAGAGTTTAACGTATACGCCGGGGGCGGCAATCCCTACGATTGGCGCTATGCGTGTGAGGTTGATTTTGACACGTTTTGCATGATCTGCCGGGAGCTGATGTAATGCTTTATGAAACCGAAGAAAACAAAACGGCAGAAGATAAACTGAGGACATCCTTGGGCGATGCGTATGGCTACAATATGGTGGCGTTGCCCATCAAGTACAGCCTCGATTGTCTCGCGTTTAAGGGTAAGGATGCCAAGTGTTTCTTTGAATTTAAGTGTCGGACGGTGGCAAGCACCGAATACGATACCGCCTTGGTCAATCTGCACAAGGTGATAGCCGCCGCCAACATAACCAAGGCGACAGGGCTAAAGTGTTGGCTGGTGGTGCAGTGGACAGATATGGTTGGCTTCATAGATTTTGAAGCTGACAAACAGATCGGGATGAGTAAACGGCGTGACCGCAATGAAGCGGCTGACTTGTTTGCTTACTACCCGGTGAGTGGGTTCAAGACATTGAGCCTTTATTGAAACTAGCGTTACAGTAGGAGTTATAGTTATGGCGTTAGGATTACAAACAGAAACCACCAGTGGTGGCGACATCGTTCCAATCGTTAAATGGGACGCAAAAGCTGGGGACATGATCGTTCAAGATCGTGTTCAGTCAGCCAGTGGCGAATGGCAGAAAGAGGAAAGGGAGATGCCCCTGCCCACGAAATTCGCTATGGATATGGCTGGAATGGAAGTTGGGTGGCTATCATTTGCTTCCGGCGCACCAGACTTTCGTATGGTGAAGCTGGGCGAAGCTATGCCGCCGAAGCCAGAGGGCGATTTCAAAAACGCCTTTCGGGTACGCATTGGATCAAAGGATCTGGGATTGCGTGAGTTCTCGCATAGCGCAAAGACTGTGATCCGGGCGATGGACACGTTGCATAATCAGTATGAAGCTGAGAAAGGCAACAACCCCGGCAAGATCCCAGTGGTGGAAATTTCCGGCACAGAAACCGTGAAGATCAATACTCCGCAGGGTGAGTTGCGCTTTAAGGTGCCGCAATGGTCTATCAGTGGGTGGACAGACAAGCCGGAAATGTTTAACAAAACAGCATCTGCGCCTGAGCCTGTCGCCGCTGAACCAGCTCCGGCTGTAAGCGATGACGACTTGTTCTAGGTCGTAGTAGACAGGGGCGTGGCACTCTCCCGGCCGCGCCCCTGTCGTTTCGGGAGATCGGGAGTGAGGCATAATAATGACAAACATAGCGGCTTATATAGACACGATTGCGCGACACTACTGGGGTGAGCCTACAAGTGTACGCGGCACAGAACTTAGGTGGGGGACACACGGCTCAAAGAGCGTGGATCTAAAGAAAGGTACCTTTTACGATCATGAGGCTGGCGAAGGTGGGGGCGTAGTGGATCTGGTAAAGATGCACGAAGGCGCCCAACTTGCCAGCTTACCTGATATCTTAGAGCGGAAATTTGGCATACCAAAGCAGACGCAGAAGACATTGGCGCCAGCTCGTTGGTTGTCTAAGCGCTATGATTACTACGATGCTGATGGCGTTCTGGCGTATCAGGTTGAGCGATATGAACCCAAGACATTCCGACAGCGTAGGCCAGAAGGCGATGGCTGGGTGTACAATATGGATGGTGTGGAAGCATTGCCATACCGGTTGCCGGACATCATGCTTAACCCAGACAAGGTTATTGTTATTGTCGAGGGTGAGAAATGCGCGGATAAAGTAGCTACTCTAGGTCTTTTAGCCACATCAAATCACGGCGGCGCAGGGAATTGGAAGCCAGAGCTGAACCAGTATTTCAAAGACAGGAAGGTCGTCATCATTCCTGATGCGGATGCGGCTGGCGATAAACACGCCAGAAAGGTCATCCAGAACCTACTAGGTGTTGCGAAAGAGGTAAGGCGAGTGGATCTGCCGGGGCTATCGGACAAGCAGGATGTCTTCGATTGGCTGAACTCAGGCAATGATGTGTCTAAATTAAAGGCGTTGATTAAGACATCCGAGCCTATCGTGGCTGTTGAAGCGGTCGAGGATACGCCAGAGGCGCCACAAGCTGATGTCTTCCAGACGTTTGATGAAACCTATCTTATTAATATGCCGCCAGTCGATTGGCTGGTGGATGGTGTGCTAACCCGGCACGGCTTCAGTGTGATATACGGTGCGCCGGGTACTGGTAAATCATTCCTAGCCATTGATATGGCTATGTCTATTGCTCACGGTAAGCTGTGGCAGGAACG